TGGAAAGATAAGACCGAAGTAGATCACGGCGTAACCGATAGCTTGATGGAGAAATTTAACGATACCGATATAAGCGACCTGGTTAAAAAAGCCAATGGAATTATTACTGGAAAATCCAAGTAGGAAGTTGTCCCCGACGGAGGAAAAAGAACTCCGGGAGATTGTCGCTGAGTTGGCATATAGGCGGCAGGTGAACCCGTTACAGTTTTTTAATCATATAGAGTTCCAGGAATTATTTCATAACGACCCAGCAAAGACTAAATGCCTTTATGGGGCCAATAGAAGCGGTAAGAGTGAGGAAGCCGCAGAGTATGCCCTTACTAAAGGTTTATCTAAACCTAAACAACGGATATGGATGTGTTCTGAAACTTTTTCAGACTCCGTTAATATCCTGCAACGCAAGGTGTGGGGGCTGGTTCCTAAGAACCGGATTGCGTACGGTAACTACGATGACATTAACGGATTCACTAATCGTAAACTAAAATTAAAGAATGGAACTTTAATAATGTTTCGTAGTTATGATCAGGGTGTCCAATCGTTCGCTCAAGATGACGTTGATTTAATCGTTAATGACGAAGAGCCTCCTTATGAGATTTATAAAGAGCAGCGTATGAGGCTGATTGACCGCAACGGAGAAATGGTCATATCAATGACATCAACTAAAGGAGTTACGGATTTAATCTCGGATCTGTTTGAGGATTGCGATGTGATCCAAACAAGGCGCAGCCCGTTCTTGGATGAAGATTTGCCAGTTATAGCAGAGAAAAATGGCATTAAATTTTATATGTTATGGAGCATCGATAACCCATATATAGATCAGGATAGGCTGAGAGAAGAAGTCAAATTGATGACGAGGGAAGAAATCAAATCCCGTATGCACGGCATCCCGGTTAATCTGTCCGGCAAGATTTACCCGTCTTTTAATCGCAAAATACACGTCATCCCTTTTGAGGATGCGCCGGTAAATAATATACAGCTCTATCATATCCTTGACCCGCACGACCGCAAGCCCTGGGCGATGCAGTGGATCATCCTGGACAAGACCGGCACAGGGTATTGTATAGACGAGTATCCCAACAGGGACTTTAACGAGATGATCTCCGACAATAAAACTTACGCTGAGTATGTGGATATTATCAAGCAAAAAGAGGACGCGTTATTTGACATCTACGGCAAGCAGGTTTTTAAACGGATTATCGACCCTAACTTTGGTAAAAAGACAATCCGGATTGCGGAGCGCAACGACGACAAGGCGCATACCACGCCGCAAGAGGAACTCAAGAAACGCGGGCTAATATTTCAGGACGGTATTGATAGTCTGGAGACTGGGCATTTAAAAGTGCGTGAGTTTCTGCATTACGAAATGAAGGACGGAGAAATTGTCAAACAGCCGAGGTTATTTGTTACCGACAACTGTCTTAACACAATCCGGCATTTGTCCAGGTATTCCCGCAAAGATATACTCACAGCCGACGGAGACGTGAAAGACAAGGCTGGCGTAATGGAGAAATACAAAGATTATTGCGATTTGGTTCGCTACTGGGCGATGTCCGGGCCGAGGTTCGTTGAGCCAAAAGAATTTAGCGCAGGTGGCAAGAGGATTTACTAATGAAACGCGCAGGCATAAATACTGATTGCAGTTTAATCGTTAATGGTCGAAGCGGTTTCTTAAAAGAGGGGACTGACCGAAGGATAAAAGGCGGATATAACCATTCGGCCCTGACCGTGATAACTCTGTATCGGTTGGATAAAAGTAATCTCTTTTAACATAGAGTTGCTATAAGAAGCAACTTAAACCTTTTTCAGGTATCACGGGAAAAAGAGTTTAATCCGCCCTATGTTAAAAGTAAATAAAAAGAACCATTAATATAGAAAGGTTGAAAATGTCCGGAGAACTCAAAGAAACACCGCAGGAGAAAACACCTGAACAGTTGGCGCAGGAACGGCTTGAGCGGTATCAGAAAGAGCCGAACAGTTTTGTTGAGGTATCTGAGTTGGTGCTTGCCTCAATCCGGAATCCCAATTCTCCGCTGGGGATAAGCATTTGTATCGGCAAGGCCAAGCGTTCTGAGTTGGATATTTCCACAATGGAAATCAATCACGCCGTAAGCAAGACGCTGATGAGGCTGGACGTTGAGGGGGAAATGAAGCGGGCGGCAGCTGCGGAGTTGATTAAACCAGCATCCGGAGCGATGTTAAAATTCGCCAGAGGGAAACGGAATTGAAGAAGAATAGTAAGCTGGATAAATACGGCAAAGAAGCCGCGGCCCGTTGCCAGGCGGAACAGTTGTCTAAAGACCCCAAAAAAGCAGCGCTTGAGAAAAGAGCGCTTGATATATACGCGAGAGTTAAAAAGGAGGGGCTTCAGTGAAAGAAATTAGCCTAAAGAAAGTTGTAAAAAAGCAAGAAACAGGCGTCTCTCTGGATAAGCCAAGGGATAGTTACCCCACATTTTCTATTTATGAGGAAGCCCCGGAAGATATTATGAAAATCCCAATGGGCGCAGAGGTAACAGCGAGGATACGTAAATGCTCTGAGGATATCCACAAAGGGGATAATTCCCGTAATTCCTGCGGATTTGAAGTCCTGACCGTAATGGTTAAAGACGAAGAAAAGATAAAAAAGGTGATGGACGATACAGGGATGCCATCTGGAAATAGGGATAATGTAATCACCAAATATATGGTGTACAATGCTTAAGCCCGCGCCACAAGAAGAAATCAAGAAAGAAAACCCTGACCAGAAAGAATCCAAGACGGTGAGCAATATCGTTTTGGAGGTTACTTCCGACGCTTTCTCCGTGGAAGAGCGAGAGGATGTCGTAAAGATAGTCCGCGCTGATGTGGAATACGGGGAAGAGATACAGGAAGAATACGTCGCGCAGAAGGAACTCGATCTGAAACACTACCATGGGGCCGCTCCGTCCATCCTGGAAGGGCTTACAAAGAAGAAGTGGCATTCCGACCGCAACCTTGGGCTTGCTCGCGCGATTGCAGACAGTTATCAGGCGACCTTACTGGCCACTGCATGGACACCGGAAAGCATCAACCTTGTAGCTACGCAGAGCTTGGAGATAGACAACCGGCAGAACCAGGAGAAGTTTATCAAGTGGGGAATGGGTAAGCACGAAGCCAATATGGGGCCAGAAACATACGACTTTATCCACAACCGTATTACAGTAGGGAATTCAGCTTTTAAGATTTATCGCAAGACCTGGACTGAGTGGGTAGACAAGAGAATACCTGTCCGTAATAAGTCAACAAATAAAATTACTAAGTATGAAATCAAGACTGAAAAAGTCAAGATGTCCCGCGGCGTAATTGAGAACATCCCGGACATTGACGATCTGCTAATGCCGGAATACGGCAAGAATGTCCAGGAATTGCCGTTCTTCATCCAGATATTACATCTCGACGGAGAAAAGGTTTTGGATTTGCTTGAGCGTAAAGTATTCAAGCCTAAAGACAAAGAAGACTATAAAAATAAACTATATAATCACGCCTACAAGGAAAAGAAGCGCGTCTTGGGAGAAGAGAAGCTCAACGCTTTAAAGATAACCGAATCCTCAATGTCGGATACGGACATTCGCCGGCTAACCATAGACCTGTATGAGTGGTATGGATTTTACACCAAAGACGGTAAAACCGAAAAATACCGGATGATTGTCGACTTGACCTGCGATGAGTTTTTAAGCGGCAAACCAATCCGCAAAATTAACCGTTCCGGGAAGATCCCGTTTGTCGTGGGGTCCTTGTCCCGCGAGCCGGGAATGATGAGGGGCATATCCCTGATGCAGACAATAGCCCCGGTGGTTAATGCTTTTAATAATATCTTCAACCAAAAAAGTGATTTCCAGTATATCTCAAACTGTCCTTTCGGGTTCCATAATCCGGATGAAGGTTTCACAAAACAGCTTTACGAACTTGAGCCGGGAGTATCTTTCCCGGTATCAGGCGACCCGCAGAAGGCCGTCTACTTCCCCAATCTTCAGCGGTCAATGGCTTGGGCCGAATCTGATATGCGTATCCTTTTTGAGGTCTTAGAACGCCTCACGGGGGCCGCAACGTTCTTCCAAACCAATAGCCGGGGAGTTACCGGGACAGCCACAAGAGATATGTTGATAGACAAGAACTCCGAGACGCGCTTTGGGTTATGGGTATTTGGGCTTCAGCGCGACATCTGCGAGGCAATCTCGATGTGGTTTGAGCTTTACCAGGACTACCCGCCGCCTAACTTGGCGGAACGCGTAGTCGGGGTAGACGGTAAGCAGTTGTTCCGCAACCTGTCTATAGACAGTCTGCGTGGTGATACAGACGTGCAGATGACCCCGGATGTGGTGTCTGGTTCTAAGGCATACCGTAAAGAGCTCCAGTTGTGGGCTTTTGGGGCCGCTCAACAGACCGTATGGCTCAATCCGCAGATTAACCCACAGGGGAATTATCAGCTTTGCGCGGACACGTTCAAAGAGGTTTTGGGGCTATCTGATAATGAGGTCAAACGCTATCTTGGGGAACAGCCTAAGTCGCAATTCAACCCAGCCGATATGGACGATGAGTGGTATCGCTTTATGAACGGTGAGGACTTTGACCCTCCGGAAGGCGAAACGGCGATGGCGCAACAGCATTTGTTAGGCCATTACAAGCAGAAAGAAGAAAAGTTCCACCAGTTGCCGGAGGAATACAGGCCGATATTCGAAATGCACGTATATAAGACCTTGGTCAACTCAATGAAGTTTATGAAAAACGTGCAGACCGAGGCATTATCAAATAGGCTTGCCGCGGCAACGGTAATGTCCGGGGATCCGAATATGCTTAATCGCGGGGCGCAACCAGGACAACAGGCACAGGTTCCTATGGCATCATCGGCGCCAGGACAAACTCCGGCGCAGCAACAGCCAGCGATGCAACCAGCAGGAGTCCCGAAAAATGGCACAGTATAACTCCAAAGAATTGCTGGGGGAACTGAAGTCAATAGCCAATTCGAGGGCGTTGCGCTTAATTTTGGAGGAACGCCGGGAATATGCTCAAAAGGAGGTGAACAGGTTTGTAAAAGAGCAGAATTTAATGGAGGCTTTTGCAGCATTGGCGCGGCTTGAGGATAATCAAAAGTTAATTGAGATTATAAAACAAAAGGTTGCAAAAATAGAAAAGGAGTAAACAAATGTCCGAGAAAGAAAGAGGAAAACCTGTTAGGCCCCTGGAGATAGTCCCTACTTGCAAAGAGAACATCAAACTATCTAAAAGCGAGTTCATCGAGAGGCAACGGGAACGCATCGAACGGGGCTTAAAAGTCAAGGAGTATGACCGGGAATTACGGGGCGCAGGGAAAGTAGTACCGGAACCCGAAGTGGAACCCAAGAAGCAGGAATCTGTCAAGCCCGGTAAACCCGGCAGAAAACCGAAGAGCATTGAATAGTATGAAAGAATATCGCTGTAAGTTCTGCCATAGATTACTTGCGAAGGGAACCATCGAGCGCGGGTGTATGGCGATTAAGTGTCCGAAGTGCGGAGAGCTGAATATTTATAGTTCTCCTGAAGTAGCAGATAAGCGATAGTCAGAGCGTCATAGAACGCCAATAGCAAATAGAGGCTCAAGAAGCCCAGGTAAGGAGCAATCCTTGCTTGGGCTTTTATTTTTAAACGGGTGCTTTGCTTCCCAATAAATAGCAATGGTGAAGAGTCCTCTTCGCAAGACTTAAAACTGTGATGGTAGTGCAACCGGAGAAAAAACAATGCCTGAATTAAAAAAAGAAGAAGTGGAAAAAGAACTCAAGACGCTGGTTGAAACCCAGAAGCAAACCGTTCAAAAGGCGAAAGAAGCTAATATGTCCGAACCGGAGAAGAAAGCAGTTGACGAAACCAAAGCTGCCGAAGCTAAAAAAGCCCAGGAAGCCCAAGCCAAAGTCGACGAACAGGCCAAAAAGGACGCTGAAATAGCGGCCAAGAAGCCTGAAGAACTCTCTGCCGAGGAAAAGACAAGGCTGGAAATGATCGCTGAAGAAAAGAGGGTGAAAGAGGAATCCGCGTTATCCGCTGAGGAAAAGATTAAGCGGGTGAAGGATGAATCCCAGAAGCGGATCAACGAAGTCATTAACGAAATGAAACAGGTTAAGGACAAAAGCTCGAAAGAGTTTGAATCGTTACAATCCGAATTAAACATCCTCAAGCAGCAGAACGAAGAACTCAGCAAGAAAGTCCAGTCTACTTTGCCGGAGAAGGACGTTATTCTTTCCCAAGTCTCAAAGAATGAACGGGCAAGAATCAACCAATACCTTGAGGAAGATAAAACACTTCCTCGTGAACAGCGCAGGGAGATGTCAAAAGAGGAACTCGAAG